TTTACTCTGCCTGTGGTCTTTTTAAAAGTTTTGGGTCTGATAGACATAGCCATCGGGTTTAAAATAATCTCAGACAGACAACAAAAGAAAAGTGGTGCTTGACAAGACGATTTGCCGATGGTATACTTGAGCCATCACAGGAACGATAACACTTTTGGAGAATAACGATGAAGTTGGCAGATAGGACGATTGAGACTCACAGCGTTGGAGTTGCAAGCAGGAATCAGTTCAATATTGCTCAGACGAGCAAGATGTTTAAAATCCTTTCAGATTCTCTTTATTCTGATAAGGTTATGGCAGCTATTCGTGAACTATCTACCAATGCTTATGATAGTCATATTTCTGCTGGCAATAAAAATCCCTTTAAAGTGACCCTCCCCACTGCTGCCAATCCTACCTTTATGGTTAGGGATTATGGTACTGGTCTTAGTCAGCATGATATGGAGGACTTGTACACAACCTATGGAGCGTCCAACAAGAATGATAGTAATGATTTTGTGGGCTGTCTTGGTCTAGGGTCTAAGAGTCCGTTTGCTTATACCAAGAGTTTTACCACATCTTCTTATTTTAATGGCAAGAAGTATACTTATGTCGCCGCTATTGATGAGAGCGGTGTTCCTACTCTGAATCTTTTTAATACTTCTGATACGTCTGAGCCTAATGGTCTTGAAATTAGCTTTGCTGTAAAGCAGTATGACTTTCAAGAGTTCACAGATAAGGCTAAGAGGATTTTTCATTATTTCCGAATGAAGCCAATTATTGAGGGTGGTATCGGCAATAATCTGCAAGACCACAAGTATAGCAATACCAATATTGTTATTAGTGGTGATGGGTGGAGAGTTTGTAGGTTGAATAATGACAATCAATACTATCCTAGTAACTATCACCACATTGATAGTGGTGTTATTGCTATCATGGGTAATATAGCGTATCCTATTGAGACTGCACAGATTGTGGGTCAAGAAAAGGAGGAAATGCCAGATCATATTCAGAAGTGGAATAGGGCTTTCCAGAAAGCAGATATTGATAGCTGGAAGAGTTTTGTTAGTGAGATTATCAACTCTGGTCTTTATCTTGAGTTGGATTTTAATATCGGTCAACTTGAGATGGATGTAAGCCGGGAAGGATTGCAGTATACTAAAGATGTGATCAAGACCCTGCGTAAAAAGACTCAAGAAATTTATATTGAGATGAAGGAAGAATTCTCCAAGAAAATTCAAACTTCTAAAACTAAAGTAGAAGCCATTACTTCATACTATACCATGAACGAACTGGCTGGAGGATGGGGAGTTGGTGCATCTTGGACCGATTCCAAGGGCAAAGATCACCCTATCAATTCTGGCAACGATCTGGAATATAAAATTCCTGCTGGTAAGAGTCTGTACGTTTTTAATTACAAGACTGCTGGATTTCGTTCTCGTAGAATGGTTGCTCTGACAGATAAGATTCATCACGAAACTCTTACTGGTAAAGGCTATAGTTATTGGAATAACCAGAAGAAGAAAGGTCCGATGAGTTTCTTTGTGTGTGACGTTAAGGGTGAAGAGACTGCCAAGAAAATTCTTACAAGGTACTGTAATGCAAATGATTGCTTTGCATATCTCTTGATCGATACTAAGGATCATACAAAAAGCGGAGAAGGTTTTGATCAGTTGATTGAAGATGTTGGGGCTGAAAATCTACTCAAGGTTTCAGACTACAAACATCTGACACAAAGTTCTGGACCAAGAAAGTCTTACAATAGAAATTCTAATGGTAGCGTTAGCGATCAGGACGTATTCTTTATTCATGGTTATGATAAGGATAGTAAGCAGATTACAAATCCGTATAATGATGCAACATATCTGAGAATTCTGTCAGAAGAACAGCTAGAGAATTTTCTGGAACAAGACGAGATTGTGTATGTTCCAATGTTGAGATATGGAACTGAACCTGAGTCTGGTTGTCCAGAAATCAGTAGCATTACTAGAACTCTCCAAGAAGATACTCTGAAAAGTATAGTCAAAGATTTGGTTGGCAATAGTAAGATTTATGCTATCAAAAAAGCTTTCCTTACAAAGCTTGAGAAAGACGGTTACAATCTTATTAATTTCAACGACTTTTTGAAGCGTCAACTCAAAGTTGTTGCACAAAAGCACTTTAAGAATCTTGCTTCTATTAACAAGCTTGTTGAATATTGCAAGAAAGACTATGCTACAGAAGAAAAGACTGGTGGTGGATACCGATATTATCAGCACGGAACAACAGATAAGCAGTTTATGTTTCATATTCTGAATATCTTTGGTCTAGATTATGACAAGTTTATTAATAACAAGAACCTTGTGGACTGTTTGAATAAGACCATACTCACAGAGTTCTTTGCTAATACTGTTCATGTCAGTCCTTTTAATATCCCACGATTCAGTCAAACAGAATATCTTTCTCATATCTCTAAGCTTATGAAAGAGGCGGGGATTGATAACGTGGATGGTAAGGAAATTCGTAATGCTAATTTGGCCTACAATACTTTAACAAACATGATTGTTAATTACTTGTACTCTGGTAATAATAATGCAGATGCTTATCTGAAGATTATTCGTGGAACTTCTGAGGAAGATTTGAAGAGATGGAAAATCTCTGAAATTAGGGAAAAGATTAAGACTGAGGTAGACAAGAATCCTATGCTCAAGGTTATTATGGGAAATCATCAAGTGTCAGGCAATCTGGTAGATCTTAAGTCTAATCAGAATCCTATCATTGAAGATCGTTCATACTATGGAAAGCAGAGTAGGGATTGGGTTGAGCAGATGAGCCAGGAAAATATTGACCTATTTAAGATTCAGTTGAGTAGTTTGATCAAGTAGTCAGAAATTTCTCAAGACCCCTTGACAAGCTTGCCGATTAGTGTAAAATGACAGTATCACAGGTATCGTAACTAAAAACTAGGAGATTGGACTATGGCTGTTCCGTTTATGTTTGTTGATGGTAATTTGACGCTGGTTCTTAATAATCAGAGTTATCAAGTTTTGCCGGATCATATCAACTATAAGTTGATTCTGGAAAGACTTCCCTCTGCTACGGCAGAAGAACTGTTGGAAGTTGTTGATGTTCAAAAAGCCGTTGCTACTTTTAGTGATGGTCTTGTGGAGATTAAGAATGGTCAGGTTACTTATGAAGGTGAGCCTGTTCATGGATCAATTAGCAAAAGAATTCTAGAGTTTATGAGCAAGGGACTACCGTTCCAACCCCTCGTTAATTTCCTGAATAATATCATGGAAAATCCTAGTATGCAGAGTCAAAAGGAACTTTATGATTTCCTTGAACATGAGCATCTGCCAATTACTGAGGACGGTCACTTTCTGGCTTATAAGGCAGTAAGGAGTGATTATAAAGATAAGTATCGTGGGGTTTTTGATAATCGTGTTGGTCAGATTTGCACTATGCAACGAGCAAAAGTTGATGACAATCGTGCTAGAGGATGCTCTGATGGTCTTCATGCTGGTGCTTTGAACTATGTTGCTGGTTATGGTAGCCTAGAATCTGGTGATAAGATTGTTATTGTTAAGATTAATCCTAAAGATGTTGTGAGTGTTCCAAGCGATTGCAACTGCGAAAAGCTTCGCACATGCCGATATGAAGTTGTTGGAGAATATGAGGGTGAACTTCTAAAGCCTCTGTATTCTGCCGATTTTAGTCAGGATGACTATGAGGATGAGGACGAAGATTATACCAATGAAGAAGGGTATTGGGATCAGTTTGATGATGAAGATTATGAGGATGAGGATGAAGATGAGGATGACGAGTATTACAACAACAACTATTAATAGTTGCAAAAAGTGGAGTCTGGTGACTAAGATTATAGCCTCTAGTTTAAATTAAACATACGCTATATGAGAGGGTTCGATTCCCTCCTACTTATTTCTTCTTAAAAAGATAAATATTTATATGCACGAACCATATGACGATTATTATGAAGATAACTATGACGATAGTCATGACTATGATCAGGGTAAATCGAATCTAGATAAATTTTATTTTAAATTCTATGTACATAGTAATCCACTATCAGATTGGCTAAAGAATACCATTGACGATCTTATCAATAAGACTCCTGTTTCGTTACCTATGACTGGGTTTGTTCCATCATACACTGGAGCGTCAAATACTCCTTTGTATGTTGGGAACAACCAGTATCAAGAAACAATTTGGAAAAATAAATATTTCATAGAAGCTAAGATAGATATAGAGTATAAGAATCATCTTAAAAATAATGCAGTTCATTTTGTCCAGCAACCACTCTATTATAGGAGTATGTTTGATATTCTAAATTAGAAGGAACATAAGGATATGCTGGTAACAATTTTGTTTGCAATATTTTATAACTCTAGTATGCTATCAGAAACACCCTTTTTGGCCTATGAATTAGCTAGTAGTATGAGTCAATGTCATAAAATTGATTGGGTTAGAATGGAAGATGAAAATCATAATATCCGCTACACTATTACTCTGCATAAAGTACCAGATTTTGCAGAATGTACTTTTGAAAACACTTTATTAAAACAACATCTTAAAAAAGAAGACAAAAATGAAAAATAATGGATGGTATATCG